CCTAAAAAATGCCCCGGTGGGCCTTTTGGGCAGACTTTTTTGCCCCCGAAAAGTCTCCGGATCTAACTCGGAAGGAGTTGAAACCATGGCTAGTAGGCGAAGAAGTGATCCGGAACCAACGCCAACTCCTCGTCGAAGGGCCACAACTCCTGAGGGACGAGAGAACCAGCTTGTCGCACTAGCTGTGGACCTCGCAGAGAGGCAGTTAAAGGAAGGTACAGCCTCAGCACAAGTGATCAGTCATTTCTTGAAGCTCGGTTCGACTCGAGAGCAGCTTGAACAAGAACGTTTGGCTCACGAGAACATTCTTCTTCAAGCAAAGGCTGAAGCAATCGCCGCATCAAGCCGGATTGAGGAGCTGATCTCTGAGGCCATTAAGGCGATGAGATCCTACACGGGTGAAGAACCTCCTCGAGAAGAGGAAGCGTATGAGGGTTAGAACTTACAGTGAGCTGTCAAGACTTGATGGCATGCTTTCTCGTTTTTCTTACCTAAGACTCAATGGCTATCCTGGGGACAAGACTTTCGGCTTCGATCGTTGGATCAACCAGGCGTTCTATCACTCGCACCAATGGGGTCGTATTCGTCAACACGTAATCGCTCGAGATCTAGGTTGTGATTTGGGTGTCGAGGGTTTCGAGATTCATAGCCGACTCTACATCCACCACATGAACCCGATGACAAGAGCCGACATCGTTGATGGAGATGACTCAATTCTTGATCCAGAGTTTCTAATCACTACTACTCATGGAACTCACAACGCAATCCACTATGGTGACGAAAGTCAAGTTCCTCGAATCTTCACTCCGAGAACTCGTGGCGATACCAGACTGTGGTAGAAGGGAACTGTAATGCGTGCAACGAACATGCAGGCTTTGACCAACGACCTGAAGAATCGGTACCCCGGTGTTGTCGTCTACGGGATTGGCGACGACGATCACAAACTCGTCTACTCAGACCACAACGAAGATGACACACCTGGTTCTCGTGCATCCCAGTCCGATTCAGATGATGTTCCTGAGCATCGTGCTATTGATGTCATGTTGGGCCCGGTGTTCACCAAGGCCGAAGCTGATGCTCTTGTCGCTAAGATGGTTGGCGATGCTGCTACGAAGCAGCGTCTGTACTACATCATCTGGAACCATCGCATCTGGTCTCGTTCGAACAGCTGGAACGCTGCGGCCTACGAGGGCAGTAACCCTCACACCGATCATCCTCATTTCTCCGGCTGGGCGGCTGACGACGAGAATGCTTCTAGCTGGCCGGTCGTCTTCTCTGCTTCAGGATCCGGCCCTACGCCGCCTCGTCTTCATCGTCAATGGCCTCTCTACATGCCGAGCAATCACTACTTCGGCTTGATCACCGGCCCCAACGCATCCCACGGTGGTTACTACGCCAGCGAACGCCCAGATGTTTCGGCAATCCAATCGAGGCTCAACGCACTGGGCTTCAGCGTTGGAACTGCCGACGGGATCTTCGGGCCAAGGACTAAGTCGGGCGTATCTGCCTGGCAATCGAAGTACTGGAGCAAGTATACCAGCCGTTACGGCGAGGTATGGAAAGACGACTGGAGTCGTCTCTTCACCTACTAGACCACCGAAGGAGGTGGCCACATGGAGCAAAGCGTCCTCAAGAGCGTCAAGAAGGTTCTCGGGATCGAAACAAGTGACACTTCATTCGATCTCGATATTCTGATTCACATCAACTCCGCCTTTGCCACGCTGAACCAACTCGGCATCGGTCCGGATGATGGATTCGAGATCGAGGATGACTCAGCCGAATGGAGCTCCTTCTACGGCACCGATCCTCGTTACAACGCCATCCGAACTTATGTCTGGCTCAAGGTCAGGATCCTCTTTGATCCTCCACAGACGTCATATGCTGTTGAGGCTTTGAAGGATCAAATCCGAGAACACGAATGGCGACTAAACGCATACAGAGAAACAACCGAATGGATCGATCCTAACCCACCAGAGATTCCCGAAGAGGAGGTATGATGCCTGAACTTACAATCGTCGCCATTCCTTGCCGGGATGACTATGTCTGGAGACTGTCAAGTGAGAAGGTTCCTCATTTGACACTTATGTACCTGGGCGAGGTTGACGAAGAGGATACCGACCAGATCGAGGATTTCCTGGAACATGTTGTAGATACATCCATGTGTCCCTTCGGTCTGGAAGTTGATTATCGTGGGGAGCTTGGTCCGAAGAACGCCGACGTGCTTTTCTTCAAGGAGTACTGCGTTGAAACTCTTGAGGAAGTTCGTTCGTATCTCATGACTGACGAACATATTTTCCGAGCCTACAACGCCACGGATCAGTTCGATGTCTGGGTACCCCATTTGACTATGGGTTATCCTGAGTCTCCCGCACACGAGGACGAGCGTGAGTACCCTGGAACACGATGGGTGAACTTCGACACGGTTGCTCTTTGGACTGGAGACTACAGCGGGTATGAGTATCGTCTTGATTACCCTTACGAGGGACAGATGTACATGAATGACGATACTGAAGGCCTGACCCACTACGGGATCCGAGGAATGAAGTGGGGTATTCGACGTTCTAAGAAGCAGATCGCTGCGTCGACAGATCACCAGGTTGCTGAAGCTGCCAGAGCGAAAGCTCGAAAGGGCGGAGTAAAGACGCTTAGCAACGCCGAACTTAAGACACTCGTTGATCGAATGAATCTTGAGCAACAGTATGCTCGCGTTGTTCCTCCTTCAACTGGTGCAAAGCTCACCAGAGCTGGGGGTAAGTTCGCTGGTGAAGTTCTAGTCGGTGTTGGCAAGCAACAAGCAACCAAGATCGCCAATGACCAAGCAACTAAGCTCATAGCTTCAGCATTTAAGAAGTAAGGAGCATGATGCATATTGTCGGTAGGAAGATCTCTTTATATGCGCATTTAACAGCGCTTCAAGAAGAGCGTGATCGACGGTATGCCGAAGTGGCTGAAGAGCGTGATCGACGGTATGCCGAAGTGGCTATAGAACGAGAAAAGGCTCTAAAGATCAAAGACGAAGCCGATCGAAGAGCCCTTACTTTGGCTGATGAGATTCAAAAGTACAAAGACGAGAAGGCTAACAATCTTCGAACTCAAATCGAAACCGAACGGGGTAGTTACGCTACAAAAGATGATTTGAGTTCTTTGAACAAAGAATTTCAGGCCATGATCAAACCCTTAGCCGAGTTTGTTTCTCGTTCACGTGGAGGAACTGATAAGTGGGGACAGATTGTAATAGGAATCGGACTCATAGGTACGATCTTAACGATCCTTTTTAAGTTTTAGAAGGGAGGGTTGGCAATGGCGTTTTCGAACAGAGCAGTGCCGAAATATTACGGTCAGTTCCGTGATTCGGTTCTGCGCGGTGAGATCCCCGTGAATCGTGAGATCTCTATGGAGATGAACCGCATCGATGCGTTGATTGCCAATCCATCCATCTACTACGATGATCAAGCGGTCGAAGGGTTCGTACGTTACTGTGAAGCAGAGCTCACTCTGACCGATGGCACTGACTTCTACATGCTTCCTACGTTCAAACTCTGGGCTGAACAGATCTTCGGGTGGTACTACTTCGTTCAAAGAAGCGTCTTCGAGCCGGACGGTAAAGGAGGGGGCCGTTTCGTCGAGAAGACAATCAAGATGCGTTTGACCACTAAGCAGTATCTCATCGTGGCTCGAGGCGCAGCCAAGTCCATGTACGCCGAGTGCATCCAGAGCTACTTCCTGAATGTAGACACGTCGACGACCCATCAAGTTACCACGGCTCCGACGATGAAGCAGGCCGATGAGGTCATGCAGCCGTTCAGGACAGCCATAACCCGGTCAAGAGGACCGCTCTTTAGGTTCCTGACTGAGGGAAGCCTGCAAAACACTACGGGTAACAGGGCACTTAGGCAGAAGCTAGTGTCTACTAAGAAGGGGATTGAGAACTTCCTCACCGGTTCTCTCCTCGAAGTTCGACCAATGACTATCGCTAAGCTCCAAGGACTTCGACCAAAAGTCTGTACAATCGACGAATGGTTGTCTGGAGATCTTAGAGAAGATGTTGTTGGAGCTATTGAACAAGGAGCTTCGAAACTCGATGACTGGTTGATTGTTGCCATTAGTTCTGAAGGAACAGTTCGGAATGGTTCTGGTGACACAATCAAAATGGAACTCGCTAAGATCCTTAAAGGTGAGTATCGAGCTCCTCACATCTCGATCTGGCACTACAAGCTTGATGAACTTGAGGAAGTTGCAAATCCGGCCATGTGGCCCAAGGCGCAACCAAATCTTGGCCTAACCGTTTCGTATGAAACGTACCACTTGGATGTTGAAAGAGCTGAGAACGCACCAGCATCTAGAAACGACATCCTTGCGAAGCGGTTTGGTATCCCCATGGAAGGTTACACTTATTTCTTTACCTATGAAGAGACGCTTCCGCATCGTCAGAGAGAATTCTGGGAGATGCCCTGTGCTCTTGGAGCTGACTTATCGCAAGGTGACGATTTCTGTGCATTCACTTTCCTCTTCCCGTTACCCGATGGGACGTTTGGGGTTAAGACTCGAAGTTACATAACTTCTCTCACGTTGAAGAAGCTTCCTGGAGCTATGCGAAGCAAGTACCAGGAGTTTATAGATGAGGGAAGTCTGCATGTCCTTGAGGGAACCATTCTTGACATGATGGAGGTGTACGACGATCTCGAAGCCTTCATTGAAACTTCCAGGTACGACGTTCGTTGTCTAGGGTTCGACCCATACAACGCCAAGGAGTTTGTTACTCGTTGGGAAACGGAGAACGGACCTTTTGGTATAGAGAAGGTAATCCAAGGCGCTCGAACCGAGTCAGTTCCTCTTGGTGAGCTGAAGAACTTGAGTGAACAGCGTCTTCTCTTGTTTGATCAAGCCCTTATGTCATTCGCCATGGGTAATGCAATCACCATGGAGGATACAAACGGGAATCGGAAGCTTCTCAAGAAACGTTACGATGAGAAGATCGACAACGTGGCTGCGATGATGGACGCCTTTGTCGCATACAAAGTCAACAAGGAGGCGTTCGAGTGATATCTTGTCGAACAGGAGGTGTTACATGGATCACCGAGTAAAGCCAAGTTCTCCTGAGGATCTACTAGTTCACTATGGCGTTAGAGGAATGAAGTGGGGTCAGCGCCGAGCTAACCGAAAGGAGATGCGATCTCTCAACAAGGTTTCACGTCAGAAGGATCGTGAAGAAAGGAATCGACAGATCGACACGGCTCGGGGTCGTCTTCACAGTGGAGAACTATCTCGAGACTATGCTTCTGCTAAGTCTGAATACAAGTCTCAGCGTCACGTTGTCGGTCGTCGCGAAGCTGGTAAGGTTCTTAAGGCTAAGCGAGAGAAGCTCGACGCTGAGTACAGGTTGTCCCAAGAGACTAAGCATGGGGCAGAAACTACCGCAGCAGTTCTCGGCACTGTGGGTGGAGTTGTTATTGGAACGGCAGCAGCTGCGGCTCTTACTCGACGCTAGTCCACAGATCATATCCTAGAAACGAACGTCTAAGGAGACTCTTCAATGACATCCCAGATGGTTACTAAGCTGCTTGTTGTGAATGGAGACAATGCTCCAGTAAACCAGCAGTTCCAACAGGTTGCACTCTTCGATTCCGACGGCGATCCGGTGGTTCTTCCGACTAACGTCACGGGTGACGACGTCCCCATGACTGGGTACGAGATCGCTGTTGGTGCGGCTGCTGTTGCTGACACGGACAGTGTGAACGAAGCGGTCGGCAAGGTTGAGTTCCGTCTCGCTGCTTTGGAGACCAGTGAGGCCGGCGAGGTCGACACCGCTGCCGAGGTTCGCGGTACAGTTCTAACCGGCCTTTCTCTTGCTACTGCTACAGATGTTGTCGACACCGACAGCATTCTCGTAGCTATCGGCAAGCTTCAGGCGCAGATCAACGCCCTGTAGTCACCCGGCCGCTTCTTCCTTGGAAGGGAGGTGACACATGGCTATATTCTCGCGTATAACAGCGGCCCTTGTTCATGGGTGGAATGCATTTGTAAACACGAATCGAGAGATCCACTCGGCCGCAGGGGCAGTAAGTTTCGGCAGTAGGCCGGATAGGGTTCGTCTTCGGACGACTAACGAACGTTCGATCATATCTTCGATCTTTACACGCTTAGCAATTGACGCTGCTGGGGCAGAGTTGCGACACGTTCGTCTTGATGATGAAGGTCGTTATTCTGAAGACATCAAAAGTGGATTACAAGATTGTCTGACGGTTGAAGCTAACATCGATCAGGCAGCTCGACACTTCCGTCAGGATGTCTTCATGTCGCTATTCAACATAGGCGTGATTGCTATTGTTCCGGTCGACACAACGTTGGATCCTACAAACGGTGGATTCGACATCAAGACGATGCGGGTTGGGGAGATCGTTGGATGGGAAAAATACCACGTCAGAGTTAACGTTTACAACGAAAGAGAAGGTGCTCGAGAGCAGATCACCCTAGAGAAGAAGTTCGTTGCAATCGTTGAGAATCCTATGTATGCGGTTATGAATGAGCCGAACTCGACTCTTCAACGCCTTATTAGGAAGCTGAACCTCCTTGACGTGGTAGACGAACAATCAAGCTCCGGGAAACTCGATATCATCATCCAATTGCCTTACGCCGTTAAGTCTGAGACCCGACGGCAACAGGCGCAGCAACGTCGAACTGATCTGGAGTTTCAACTCAGTGGTAGTAAGTACGGCATTGCCTATGTAGATGCCACTGAGAAGATTACTCAACTGAATCGCCCGGCCGAGAACAACCTCTTGAAGCAGGTCGAGTATTTGATGGGCATGCTATACGCCCAATTGGGTCTAACGGTAGACGTAATGAACGGCACGGCTGATGAAAAGGCCATGCTTAACTACAACAACCGGACGATTGAACCTCTTGTAACCGCTGTCGTCGAAGCCATGCGTCGCGCATTCCTTACCAAGACTGCACGGTCGCAGAAGCAGACAGTTATGGCGTTCAGAGACCCGTTTAAGCTTGTACCTATCAGTGAGGTAGCCGAGATCGCCGACGTCTTCATCCGAGGAACAATTGCTTCCCCCAATGACATTCGAACTTCTATTGGATGGAAGCCTTCTAAGGATCCAAAGTCTGACGAACTCCGAAACACAAGCATGCCGGAAACTTCACCAGCTCCGTCGGAGCAAACTCTAACGACAGAGAACGAAAAGGAGGGGAACAGTCAAAATGGAAGCTGATTTCAGCGGTTATGCCACTAAGGCTGGTCTCAAGTGCTCCGACGGTCGCATGATCACTGCCGAAGCATTCAAGCACATGGACGGGATGCAGGTTCCGCTCGTCTGGCAGCACGGCCACAATGATCCTGAGAACGTTTTGGGCCACGTGAAGCTCGAAGCGGTTGAAGATGGGGTGCGTTGCCACGCTTTCTTCAATGATTCGCCAAAGGGACAAGCTGCGAAAGCTCTCGTCATCCACAAGGACATCAACGCACTTTCGATCTACGCCAACGGTCTCGTCGAGAAGATGATCGGGAGGGCCAAGCAGGTCCTTCACGGCATCATTCGTGAGGTTAGTCTCGTCCTCTCCGGGGCGAATCCTGGAGCAATCATCGACTACGTCGCTGTTCAACATGGCGATGGAGATCTCGAAGTTCTCGAGGACGAGGCTGTTATCTACACCGGTCTTGCGTTGGAACTCAATCTTGCTCATGCCGAAGACGACTCTGAGGGAAGGACCCTGGAGGACGTTTACAACTCAATGAGCGATGAGCAGAAGGCGGCTTGCCATTACCTGCTCGGAGTCGCTCTCGAGAACGCCGGAATGGCTCAATCCGGAACTGAAGAAGACGAGAAGACCGAAACCACCGAAGACACCGAGGGCGATGCTCTCACCCACCAGGAAGGAAACACCACCGTGTCGAAGAATGTCTTCGAGCAGAAGAACGGCCCGGCGGAGGGTGAGAAGCACACCCTCTCGCACGCTGATGTCATGTCCATCTTCGAGTCGGCGAAGCAGTCCAAGTCTTTCAAGACGGCAGTGCAGGAGTACGCACTGGCTCACGGGATCGACAACATCGAGCTTCTCTTCCCGGAAGCCAAGGCGATCACCGACCGCCCCGAATGGGACAAGCGTCGGACTGAGTGGGTTGCGAGCGTTCTCAACGGAACCCACAAGACTCCCTTCGCCAAGATCAAGACTCTGTCGGCGGATCTGACCCTCGACGAAGCCCGCGCGAAGGGTTACGTCAAGGGCACCCTGAAGAAGGAAGAGTTCTTCGCGATCTCCAAGCGGACGACTGGTCCGACCACCGTCTACAAGAAGCAGAAGCTGGACCGCGATGACATCATCGACATCACGGACTTCGATGTCGTCGCCTGGCTCTGGGGCGAGATCCGGCTCATGCTGGAGGAGGAAGTTGCCCGCGCAGTCCTGATCGGCGATGGTCGGGACGTCAACGATGACGACAAGATCCAAGACCCGATGGCGATCGCCAGTGGTGACGGCGTACGTTCCATCCTCAACGATCACGACTACTACGCTCAGACGTTCTACGTGAACCTGCTGAACGCGAGTTCTTCCTACGCCGAGTTCATCGATGCGGTGATCAAGAACCGTCGCTACTACAAGGGTACCGGCATGCCGACGATGTACACCACTGAGGTGGTCATCGCCGAACTTCTGACCCTTCGCGACGCTGTAGGCCGACGGATCTACCGGACTCTCGACGAACTGGCGACCGAACTCCGTGTGTCGGCGATCGTTCCAGTCGAGGTCATGGAATCGGAGACCGATCTGCTCTGCATCCTGGTGAACCTGCAGGACTACAACATCGGTACCAACAAGGGCGGCGAGATCTCGCAGTTCGACTTCTTCGACATCGACTACAACCAGTACAAGTACCTGATGGAGACCCGTCTGTCGGGTGCTCTGACGAAGCTCAAGTCGGCTCAGATCTACAAGCAGGTTGCTGGCACTGACACTCTGGTGGTTCCGAACGCACCGACCTTCGTGTCGAGCACTGGCGTCGTCACCATCGTCGCCACCACCGGCGTGGTCTACAAGAACAAGGACACTGGAGCTACTCTGTCTACTGGTGCTCAGTCGGCTATCGCAGCCGGCGCTAGCATCACCGTGGTTGCTACTCCGGCGTCTGGTTACTACATCGCCGACAACGTCAACGACGAGTGGACGTTCACCCGCGACGACGCGTAGTTCTGGAGGTAGTACCCGATGAGATTTCATGGCGTAATCGGGTACGGAGAGTCGACTGAGACCTCTCCTGGAGTTTTCGAGGATGTTATCACAGAATTTACATATTCTGGCGATGTTGTCCGTAATACTCGAAAACTCCAGGAGGGTGATCAGGTTAACGACGATATTTCGGTTCAAAACTCCATTAGCATTGTCGCTGACGCCTACGCCAACGAACACTTCTTCGCCATTCGCTATATTGTCTGGCAGGGTGCCCGGTGGAAAGTCACGGAAGTGGAAGTCCAACGCCCCCGCCTGTTACTTAGGTTGGGGGGTGTATACAATGGGAACACGGCTTGAGTTGCAAACACTTCTTGAGACGATCACTTCTAACGTATACTTCCAACCTCCGAATGGGTTATCGATGGAGTATCCATGTATCGTATACAAACGCGACAACATGGACGTCGACTTTGCTAACGATTCTCCATACCGTTTAACTACGCGATATTTGGTGACCGTAATCGATCAGAGTCCAGATAGTACTATTGTTCCTCTGGTCGCTAGCTTGCCAATGTGTCTCTATAATAGGGGATATGCGGCAAGGAATCTCAATCATGACGTGTTCAATCTCTACTTCTGAGGAGAAGTAAACCATGACGGCTCTCACCTGGGACACCGTCGGCGAGCGGTTCTACGAGACCGGCTGCGACCACGGAGTTCTGTACCGAATCAACCCAAGTGGTGTCTACGACACTGGCTTCGCCTGGAATGGTCTGACCTCGGTTACCGAGGCACCGACTGGCGCAGAATCGACGAAGACCTACGCCGACAACATCCCCTATCTGAACCTGATCTCCATCGAGGAGTTCGAGGCTACGATCGAGGCCTACACCTACCCGGACGAGTTCGCTGAGTGCGATGGGTCGGCCCAGCCGGAGTCTGGTGTTCTCATCGGTCAGCAGCCACGCAAGTTGTTCGGTCTGTCGTACCGGACACGAGTTGGCAACGATCTCGAGGGCACTGAACTCGGCTACAAACTTCACCTGGTCTGGAACGCCTACGCTGCGCCTTCAGAGAAGGCGTACAACACGATCAACGACTCTCCCGAGGCGATCACCTTCAGCTGGGATCTTACTACTACTCCGGTTCCGATGACCGGATACAAGCCGACGGCCAGCATGACGATCGACAGTACGAAGGTCGATTCTACTGCTCTGGCCACTCTTGAATCGATGCTCTACGGCAGCGTCGGCGTCGATCCGCTGCTTCCGACCCCGGACGACGTACTGGCCATCTTCACCGGATCGGTCACTACTACAGCCATGCCGACTGCGCCGACCTACAACTCGACGACGGACATCGTCACGATCCCGACCATCACTGGCGTCATCTACTACACGGACGCCGATGGCGATCTGCCTTCCGGCGCCTACGGCCCGATCACGGCGAACGTACTGATCAAGGTCCGTCCGGACACCGGCTACAAGTTCCCGGCCGGCTCGGACGATGACTTCCTGATCGTCTTCGCCTAGTCCCTTCTCCGACAGAAAGGAGGCCAGAGATGCTTCAGATCTTTGTAACTATGTCAGAGGCTTTTGATGAGGAAACTAGTCAATTCGTTCCGCTGAAAACTTTTGTCTTGGAGATGGAGCATTCTCTGGTCTCCCTGTCAAAATGGGAGTCCCGCTACAAGAGGCCGTTCCTAAACAAAACTGATAAGACTTCTGAAGAGATTCTCTACTACATCAAGGCCATGGTTTTGACTCCGGAGGTTCCTCCAGAAGTCTTTGCACACCTGTCCAAAGACAACGTTAAGCAGATCAACGACTACATCAGTGATTCAATGACTGCTACTACATTTGTTGAGCAAGGCGTTCAGAAGATGAGTCGAGAAGGAATCACATCGGAACTTATCTACTATTGGATGATCGCACTAAACATTCCCTTCGAATGTCAGCATTGGCACCTCAATCGGCTCTTGACTCTCGTCAAGGTATGTAATCGTAAGAATTCCCCAGCGAAGAAGATGAGCCGCCGAGACATGCTTGCACAACAACGTGCGTTGAACGCACAACGCCGCGAAGCCATGGGTACAAGGGGCTGAGAGGAACCTTATGACTAGACTCGTTTGGGATGACTCCGGTTCTCGTATCTATGAAACTGGTGTTGACCGAGGAGTGTTATCAGTAAACGGAGATCCAGGAGTTGCTTGGTCTGGTCTTAGCTCGATTGTTGAGAACCTAAGAGGGGAAGAGACTAAAGCTTACTACTTGGATGGGGAGAAGTATCTACAAGTTCCTTCATACGAGGAGTTTGAAGCTACTGTCTCTGCTTTCACCTATCCAGAAGAGTTCGAAGAATGTGAAGGTACATACAGAATTCGTTATGGACTCTATCTATCTCAGCAGAAGAAGAGATCGTTCGATCTTTCCTACAGATCATTTGTTGGGAACGATTTAGATGGTCTTGACTTTGCTTATAAGATTCATATCGTCTATAACGCGATTGTTAGACCTTCAGCTAGGAGCTACACGACTGTAAACCCTAACACGAATCCTATGTTGTTCAGTTGGGATTTGACAACGTTACCGTCTAGTGTCGATGGCTACAAGAAATCGGCCCATATCGTAATAGATTCTCGACTGACTAATGAAGCTACTCTTTCTGCCATCGAGGATCTCTTATATGGGGACGAAAGCGGTAACTCAACCATACCAACGATCGAAGAAGTCATTCAAATCTACGAGGAGAATGCAATTCTTCGTGTCATAGAAGAAGACGGAGTGGCAACAATCATTGGTCCGGATGAAGCAATAGTAGCAATCGATTCGGACAGTTATTCCATCACTTGGCCTTCCGTTGTGAGTCTTAGTGCTGACGTCTATGAGATAAGTTCTCAATAAGAAGGGATTGACATGGCTACTGTCGAGGTATACACCAAGGCCTCTATGGACACTGTCTTGGCAGGGAAAGCCTCAACTGCTCATGCTTCCACGCATGCTAGCGCTGGTTCTGACCCAATCACTATATCCCAGTCACAAGTAACTGGGTTGGTCACTCTTCTTGACGCGACAATGCAAGAAGGTGATCTGTTCATCAATGTCAAAGATTACGGGGCTCTTGGTAACGGTAGTGCGGACGACTACGCAGAGATTGCTGCTGCGATTGCTGCGTGTCCTCGTGGAGGTACTGTTTTCTTCCCACCGGGGGTCTACAGAATCTCTCAAGAACTGGTTGTTCCTCCTAGAACGACTCTCCAAGGGACCCACGCTCCTAGGTGGCCTCAGTATGCCAAGGAACCAACAGGAATTTCATCGTGTATCAAACCCACGACGTCAGCGTTCGCTTCCAATGCTCTTGTGCGAATCCTCGACGAAGATGAAGGTGGATACGCCGAGCCCTACACAAGTGCAATTCGGTTGATTGACATCACTCTTGATGGCGAAGCTCTCGATGGTGCGGGCTCTAACCCCATCGATGGTATCTATGCCACGGGTGAAGTCATCGACGTTGCTCTGCATCGAGTTTGCATCCACAACATGAGTGGTGATGGTGTTCATACCGATACGAATGCTACGGGACACCCCAAGGGATGGGTATTCGATGGGTGTTATGTCCAGTCGAGTGCTGGATACGCCTACAACCATGAGAACACTGGCGCGGAGTCATTTGCCATTACAGATGCAACTTATATTGCCTGTTGGGCCGGTGCCAACGAATCGGGTGGTTGGTACTGGGCCTCAGTTCTCTCTGCGGATCTCATTTCTTGTCGATCTGAGTTCAACACGGGTCATGGTTATGAAGTGTACGGTTCTTCGCGTATGCGTTTCATCAATTGTGATACGGATCGTAACACCAAAGATGGTTGGCACCTGGAATCTCGAGGTACTGGCGTAAGATCAGTTCAACTGGTTGGATGTATCGCCAATCGCGATGGCGCTAACGACGACGTTACTCCTGCTGGCTATGCAGGTTTCAATGTTCTTGGAGCTACTGGCGGCGGTAGCAACAACCACAACCCCATCACTATGGTTGGATGTGTAGTAAACACCAACCGTAATGATGCGGGTGCAGGGATCTATAGTCCAGATTATGGTCTAAAGATCTCTTATGCTCCTCAGATTAGTGCTTCTGGATGTCATTTCAACGGTACAGTAGCAGCCACTCTGGACAATCAGAGCCAGCTCTGCTATGACAACACGACTCGCTTCAATGTTACGAACCCTTCTACGGGAACTGTAACGTTGGAACAGGCGAACTCATTGCGTGTCATTGGTGAAGCTGGAACTAACCGTGACCTTGAGATCTGGACAACCACTTCTGGGAAGCGGTGGACTGTTCGAGCCACTTCGACGGCAGAAGCTGGCAGTAACACAGGATCCAACTTCGCTGTAAGTCGTTATGATGACTCGGGCGTTGTCATCGATGTTCCTTTTACTATTGCCCGAGACACTGGCGTGGCCTCAGTAGTTCAGCCATTCAAGTTCGCTACCCTGACATCTGATCCATCACCAACGCCGAACAGCGGATCTATGTGGTACCGTTCGGATACAGGTGAGTTACGTGCAAGAATCAACGCATCTAACGGTACGATCCGCCAAGCAGTGAAAGCCACGGCTACCTTGGACTTCGGTTCGATATCTGCAGGTGCAACGGCTGAGTTGACTATCACTGCTACTGGCGCAGCCACCGGTGATCCTGTTTCGGCCGGCCCGCCTTCAAACCTCAACGCAGGTCTTATGGTTACTGTTTACGTCTCTTCGACGAACACAGTAACTGTGAGATTGCATAACACTACGGGCTCGGCAATCGATCCCGCAAGCTCTAGCTGGTCCGTGACGGTTCACAAGTAGGTCGTTTGGAGGAGTCTTATGTTTTATGTTGAATCTAAAGGCTCCTTCCAAAAAACCGAGTCTTTCCTTAAGAATGCTTTACGTAATGAGCATGTAATGAGCATTCTAAATTATGGCGGGTTGAAAGGCGTATTAGCACTACGTCTTGCGACACCGGTTGATAGTGGAAGGACTGCTGCATCATGGGACTATGAGGTTAAGAAGGTTAAGGGAGGTTATATCCTGACTTTCACCAACTCCGATATCGAAAACGGGTTCCCTGTGGCAGTAATGATTCAATACGGCTACGGAACAGGCTCCGGGGGATATGTCCAAGGTATTGATTACATAAATCCAGCTCTTAAACCCGTGTTCGATGAGATCTCTAACGAGTTGTGGAGGGTGGTGACCTCTTAATGAGCAGTATAGACGAGCGCGTTGTTTCTATGAGATTCGACAACGCCCAGTTTGAGCAAGGAATCAAGACAACGCTCGCGTCGCTGGACGCCCTCAACAAGAGCCTCAAGCTCGAAGGGGCTACCAAAGGTCTTACGGACCTAAACAATGCGGGTAAGAATGTTCAGCTGGGTCATATTTCGGACTCTCTCGATCATATAGGCAATCACTTCCATGCTATGTCGGTTGTGGCTATAACGGCCCTCGCCACAATCGCTCACAAGGCTGTAGAAGTAGGTACCTCGCTCGTCAAGTCTTTGACCATCGATCCACTCAAGTCAGGTTTCGGCGAGTATGAGACCAATCTGAACTCGATTCAGACAATCCTCGCTAACACTGGCGCAGCTTCAGTCTCACTCGAGCAGGTAACGGCAGCTCTAGATGAGTTGAACCACTACGCGGATCTTACCATCTACAGCTTCTCTGAGATGGCTCGGAACATCGGTACTTTCACCGCTGCTGGTGTGGCTCTTACACCTGCGGTATCGGCCATCAAGGGTATTGCTAATCTCGCCGCTCTATCTGGTTCGAACTCGATGCAGGCTGCGACAGCCATGTACCAGCTGTCTCAAGCTCTCTCGACCGGTACTGTGAAGCTTATCGACTGGAACTCAGTCGTTAACGCAGGTATGGGTGGTACAGTTTTCCAGCGTGCGTTGGCTGAGACTGCTGTTGTCATGGGGAAGTTGAATGCCGGTGCAGTAACTCTGTCCGGTAGCATGAAGACAGTCAAAATCGATGGTGACTCGTTCCGTAGTTCACTCGAGAAGGGCTGGCTTACTGCCGACGTTCTTACCAACACACTGGCTCAGTTTACCGGAGATCTCAAGGATGCAGAACTTGCTGCCCTTGGTTTCAGTCAAACACAGATCACTGCGATCCAGAAGCAGGCTGCCACTGCGAGAGCTGCTGCCACTGAAGTAAAGACGATGAGTCAGCTTCTTGGCGCCCTTCGTGAGTCAGCTGGCTCTGGATGGGCTCAGACTTGGCAGCTTATCTTTGGTAACTTCACGGAAGCTAAGCAGCTATGGTCTGGTGTATATTCTGTCCTAGATGGAATCATCGGAGGTTCTGCAG